TTCTTTTCAATTGTGGTCACTAAATCGCTCCATCCACAAACTTACGCCATTCGATAGCGTTTTTAATATCCCAACCACGAGACTGTATTTGTTTCAGAATACGCTCACATGAATCCATGCACATGACATAGTATTCTACTTTTTGTTTTGCCTTGATAAGTTCTTCATCAGAATCCATATAGATATGTAAATCTGCTTTCAAAACTTTATGGTCAAAGGGGTTATCACGATAGACTTCTGGCGATGCTTTGCCGCCATAGTATTCCCACTTCTTACGTTTGAGTACATTATATGTACCCTCATTCATAAGTCTGAGTTGTCTAAAGTTATTGTAGATGTTTAGGTATTTTTGGTGAAGAGATGCAGATTTCAAGGACTCATCTGCGAGTTCCAAGTCATCCATCTTTAGGTCTTTTTCAGCCTGTTGCTGCAATTCATCAAGTGTCATTATATCTCCATAGTATAAGGGTGAGCAGATTGGGTTGTAACTTGCGTTACTATATTATCTCTTTTTACTCTAAGAGACTCAAATGAAAAGATTGATCAAGTCAACCATTTTCTGCTCGGTATATTTATAAAGTTTCAAATTCGTAAACGTCATACTTCATAGTGACGGTTGCTGTCATTTGTTCTGTATCTGTAACCTGTGTATTGTATGTTAATCCTGACAACGAGTTAGGATAACATCCCTTGAAGTTAACTCTGAGTGTAGGATTGTTTTTATTTGTAAGGATTGTAAGTGTGGCATCTGATTGCATTGAACTAGGGTCTACTAGTGTACCAGTGTTTGGTTTTAGTCCTGCTTCTGCTGCTGTTGCAGTTTCAAATTGCTGTGTACTCTGTGGAAAACCAATGCCAACCATCCAATCAAACATTTCACGATAGTTTGATAGATCCTCGTTTACCAAAAACGTAAGTTCTAAATCTGCAAAATCAAGAGTATCACCCATAAACGCAATAGTTTTGAAACGAGTATTCATTGTGGCGTCACCAGTAAAACTGATGCCAGGGATGTTTACTGACGTTACAAAAAACTCTACGTTTGGAGTTTTGAGTAAATTGAATCTAAACTGTGTAGGACTTGCAAAGTCAAGATTGTTTGGTTGTCTCTGCAATGGGTTAATTTTTAATGCCATAGTTTTCTTCCTTTACACTATTTATAACGAAAAAAGGGGAGAGCAAAAGCCCTCCCCTGTAAGTTCAGAAACAAGTTTCTTATTATTACATGATGTTCGTAACTTGAACTCTTCTGTAATATACGTTGTCGTTAGCAGTGATTGCACCACTTCTGACTGTAGCACCACCAGCAAATGGGTTTGCAGTAAGACCGTAACGAGTCTTGAAACCGATTTTAGGTTGGAAACTGTTCTCACCTACTGCACGAACCATTTGCAATGGAACGTATGGGCAATAGAAGATACCAGCATCGTATGGTGAAGTACCCTTATAACCTACAACGAAGAACTGTTTTGCAGCAGCGTTTGCAGAATATGGGTCGATGTACACTTTGTACCTACCGTTAAGAACACCAGCAAAAGTATTACCAGCATCGTCTACGTTAAGGTTGTTGTTAAGTGCAGGCGAAGTATCAAGTTGTCCTGCCATCTGAAGTGCAGATGCAACGTCAGAAGAACATACAATCATGTTACCTTTACCTCTACGAGTAAGTTGAGCGATTACGTTTGCTTCTCTTTCAACTTGGAACATAAGTCCTTTGAACTTCTCAACACTCCAACGTCCGTTTGAATCAACGTCCATGTCGAAGATACCAGCAGTTGCTGTATCTGTCTGAGCACCGATTTTCGCAGAAACGTATACAGTTCTAACAACTTCTCTGTTGATTTCGTTAAGAATTTCACCAGAAAGAATGTTAGCAAGTTCTGTTTCAGCGTCAAGACCGTGAATTGCTTTAAGGTCTTGTGCAAGTTCCATTGAGTACTCTGCCTTAAGAGCACGTGACTTTGCTTCCACTGAGTTTTTCTCGATTGAGAAAGACATTTCAGCGAATGCATTGTTTGCCGCATCACCCAATGCTTCAGCAGTTGCAGTAGTCATACCACCGTCAGCGGTATATGCGCCTGGCGAACCATCGTTAAGAACTGCTGGGTTAGTTTCACCGTTAGATGAAGTACCGGCAGAGCCTGGGATGTTGTTGTTTGCAGCAGCACCAGAGAAAGCAGATTCTGCTTCGTCATAGAATGCTTCTGTACCATTATTTGCCTTATAACGTGAACGCATTGCGAAGATAAGTCCAGTTGGGCCTGTCATCGGTTGTACGCCAGCGATATCATAAGCGATAAGGTTAGGCATAGCACGTCTTACGAGTGAAATCAGGATTGGATCCCAATTGTCTACAGAAGAACCTGTGCTGTTAGTTGGTGCAGCTTCTCCAAGGAATCCTCTGTCCTCTTTAAGTGCTTTTTCTTGGTTTTCTAGGATAACTGTGGTTACAGCCTTACGATAAGAATCATTGATCTCTGGAAGATCGTTATGTTCTAGGACTGGTTGCCACTTTTCCTGTAGATGTTCTGTGTTGAACATTTTGTTTTCTCCTTTAGTGAGTTTTCTAATAATATTTATAAAAATTGATTTTTTGGAACACTATTTTTTCCGCAAAACCAATTAGTCTGCCCGCTTTACATTTTTACTGATTGCTGCCATGTAAGCAGACATTGCACCAGTTGTATCGTATGACTCTGATCCATCAGTTTCAGTGTCTACAGATTCAGCGATAGTGGTTGCCTTAGGAAAATAACTTTCCTTAAGCGTGTCTAGTTTTTCTTTGAAGGACTCTTCATTGTTAAACTCTACATCTTCTGCAAGAGACTTGAACTTCTCAACTTCCGTATCGGCAAGGTCAGAAGCAACCTCTGCAAAAACACTTTCACGAACCAGAACGTCATGTGACTTTTTAAGGTCAGCAGTCTTTTCGATTTGTTCGTTCAGTTTTGCTTCAAGTTCATCAATCTTTTCAGACTGAGTTCCAAGAATATCGTACTTCTCATCTGGAACATCAATGTAATGTTCTGTGAAAAGGTTCTTCAATCCTGAGATGAAATCTTCAGCAATCTCGCCTTTGAGACCTCTCTCAACAGCGATTTCGTTTTCTTTCATCCACTCTTCTACAACATAGTTCATGTAAGAATCAACTTTTTCAGTCAACTCATCACGCACTCTGTTTACTTCTTCAGCGACTTCTTGAGTTTTTGCTTCCTCAATTCTTTCGACTTCAGAACGAAGTTTAGATTTTACAGCAGCTTCAAAAATAGTAGCAGCCTTGTCTTTGAATTCTTCAGAAAGTTCTTCACCCTGTGTAAGAGCAGTAACATCTTCAGAAACATCTACAGAAGAAAGTCTATCTTCAAGAGTAGACTCGTCTACTTCTTTCTTCTCAACTTCTTCTTCTTTTGGTTTCATCATTGAACCATAAGCAGCTTTCAGTTCAGTCGCTTTCATCATTTCCATTTTGTCCATCATGGCAGCGATCATATCTGCTTTCTTCATTGCGCCTTCTTCTAGTTCCTCACCATCATGCTCGATTTCTGTTCCAGCGGCAAGGGGTTCTTTAACCTTAGTAGCAGTAGCGTCACCGCCCATATCTCCTTTAGAGCCTTTTTGTTGTGCGTCACCTGATACCTTCTTTGCTTTCGCAGCATTGTTGTGCGAACCACTTTTGGCATCAAGAGAACCTTCACCGGCACCTCCAAGATCTTGGACTTCACCCTCTGCTTTTTCCATTGAGTCTGCTTTGGCGGCACCCTTTGTCGGGGCGTCTTGTGCTGCTTCATCTAGTTCTGCTTGCACTTCCGCTTCTAGTTCCTCAATTGTCTTGTCTAGTTCTGACATTGGGATTTTCTCCTTGAGTTTGTTATTAACATATTTATAATGATTAAAGTTTTGACAAGAATTTTGCAAAGGCAAGTGCGGAAACACTCTCGTTTCGTTGTCTTACCCCTTCATTAATCTCATCTTTGATTTCGGCAACGTCAACTTCTTTCAGTATACCATTATTCCATACCCACTCTTTACCTTCCATAATACCTTCAACGAAGGCCTGAGGTGCAGAAGGGTCTGCAACAATATCTGCCGCAGTGGCAAGATAAAAATCATCTTTCACATAGTTAGCACCACTTTTATTTTCCAGTGAACCCATACCTCTTGAAGAGACACCAAGTTTACCACCGTCCTTAATAAGTGCTTTCGCAATTTCCCCCATTGGAGTTGAGAGCAGTTTCGCCTCACCAATAAAGTTCTTTCCATCCGCTTCCAGTTTTGTGATCATGTGCGATACTCTGTCAAGATTGACAGTAGGGCCCTCAGGATGTCCAAGTTCCCCGAAGGCACGACCTTCAGCAACAAATTCTTTATTATAACGAGTGACTTCTTTAGTAAGTACACCCATTGGGTAGACACGACCATTACGGTTTTTCATGTCTGCCTGCATGAAGATTCCTCGAATCTTCATATCCTTTTTACCATCGTCTTTTTCTTCAACGATGTATTCTACGTCTTGTATCTGTTCTGCAATAAGTTTCATATTAGAACCCCGCTGATACTATTGGTGT